ACTATCTAGTTCGAAGACTCTCTACCTGTTTGCGAGGTGGAAATGACGCCCAGAAATTCCACATTCTCACAGGTGATGGTTCCAATGGAAAATCTATGTTGACAAACTTGATGAGTCTTTCATTAGGAGACTATGCAGGTAAGGTTCCAATTTCACTTCTTACACAGGGTCGTGCAAAATCTGCCGCAGCAGCACCTGAAGTTCTTCACATGAAAGGTCGTAGATTTGTAACTACTCAGGAACCCGATGAAGCAGTTCCACTCAATACAGGATTGATGAAGGAATTAGCGTCTTGCGAGAAGATGGCGTATCGTGGTCTCTACAAGGATATCACAGAGTTTGAAATGCAAGCGCAAATGTTTCTCAGTTGCAATGAGAAACCTAAAGTAGGGGCAACCGATGGAGGTACTTGGCGTAGATTGTGTGTTGTTCACTGGCCTTCCAAGTTTGTTGCAAATCCTACAGAATCTCATCATAAACCATTAGATGAAACCATTCAGCAAAAGGTCATGAGTGAAGAATGGGCAACCTGCTTCTTGTCGTATTTGGTAGCACTCTATCGTGAAGGCAATGGATGGAGAAAACTGCCTGCTCCGGAGAAGGTTCTGGTCTACACCAATGAGTATCAGGAGGACTCGGACGCGATCGCCCGTTTCATCCGTGAGTATGTTACCCCACTTCCAGTAGGTGAGGTAGGAGAGAGTGTATCGACTTCAATGATTAATGGAGTGTTTCAGCAGTGGAAGAGAACAAATGAAATTTCTAAAGGTTCAACTGCAGAACTTAAGAAAAGATTAGAAACTACGTTTGGTCAACAACCTAGGACCGGTTGGACTTCTTTCCGGTTCGATGTCTCTTAGAATGGTATCGTTTAGAACCCTTGCGACCATGACGGACTGTGAAGGTCCTTGTTGACCGAGTTCTGCGACGCGCACCTAAAGGTGGTTGACTTGTAGGAGGAGGAAGAGTAGAAACAGTTTCGGGGGTTGAAGTGGGGGTTGTAGATGTAAACCACGATCTAGGATCATACCAAATCATTTGTTATACTATTAGTTTTTTATATTATTGAGTACGAGATGCTCCGATGCGGGACAAAACATATGTTCGGAGGAGTCCAATTGTGAAAATGACCAAGATGAAGGAGACGACGAGGTTGACGAACGCAACTAAGACCTCACCGACCTTGAGGGTGATTCCACCCATTGTGATAGTGAAGGATCCAACACCCTTGCCTGCTGATGCAGCAGGGGCGAGCATAGGGGTAAGGATGTCCTCTGAGAGAGACTTGAAGAACTCTCCAACAACACCTCCGAGATAGAACGACGCAGTGAGAATGATAATATCACGAGTATCTAACATGTTTATTTGGTTAATCTGTTAGATTGTTTTTTTGGGCGGACCTTTTCTCCTTTGCACGTTCATTAGCTCGGCGACGCTGTTCAGCATATTTTTCTGGATTGTCAAGTCGCCATTGTTTTGTCTTCTCTCTTATGTGATCCATGTGTTCTTGACAATATACTTTACTATATTCCTTGTCCCGTTGCTTCTTCTCTTCGGGAGTCCTTAGTGGAGTTGCCTTATTTAAGCAATTTGAGTCGCTAAGGGATGCGGTAATTTCAGCCTTTTCTATCTCGAGTAACTCAATATTTGTTATGTTTTCAAATTCACCTAATAACTCAATCCGTGCATTTATCCACCCTATTCTGTTAAAGTATATGTAGAGAGGTGTATTTTGTCTTACAGGATCTTTTGATTTACATCTGTGATTCTTAAGTCGCATAGTAAGACTCTGTCGTGTAGACCCTATATAAAAACTGTCATCAAGAGCGCTTCGGATTTTATAGAGACGACCAATCATTATATAGTATAATATATAACTGTCTAGATGGATACCAGATTTTTTGGGCCGAGTGCATGGCAATTATTTCATTTGATTGCGTTTACTTCAAAACATCCCGACGACGTCCTGAATCAGATGAAGGATGTACTTCCATGCAAGTTTTGTAGAGAATCCACAACAGAATTTGTACATAAATACCCTCTTCGTGGCAATCCAGGTAAGTGGTTATACGACCTTCATAATAGAGTGAACAACAAGTTGAGAACTCAATGCAAAAACGATCCTGCAGTATTAGATCCTGGACCTGATCCAGAGTTTGAAAAAGTTAAGGAACACTATCTTGCATTGAAACCTACTGCAGTTCCAGGTGGCGACTTTCTAGGATCCATTTCTGCAAACTATCCTGAAGAACCCGAATCGGAACAAATGGCAACACAAAGAACCTTTTTACATTCATTGAGTAAAGTCTACCCATTTCCTAAACTCCAAAAGGTATTTGAAACGTATTTACAAGAGAATGAACCTACGTTGGATTCACGAAAGTCTTATATGAAGTGGATGCATGGATTACTAAGTATATTATCACGTGAAACTGGAACATCTATGCCTAGTTTCAAAGGATTTGCTCAACATCTGGCGTATTACAGGAGCGGTTGCTCCAAGAAGACGTACCATGGAAAAACGTGTCGCAAACTCTCTGGAGGTGGAAGAACAAAATCCAGAGACCATGCGAAGACGTATAGGGTTTCTCATATTAAATTACTTTAATTTAGGTTTCGTGAATGACTGCATCGCAAGACGTGCATGCTTTGCTGAATACACTTCGGGTCTTTTCTCACGAGGGCGTTTCTTCTTTTCTTGTCGTGTTTTAGGTGGTTCGTCCATTTGAATCTATTATTCTGACGCACAGAAATCCATTTTAATACAATCCCATGCCTGTCATGTCATTTCCACCCTTGCGATTCTTGCGAGTATTGCGAGTATTGCGACTTCGCTTGCGACCACCAAGAGTTGCGGCATTTCCTAAAGGACCACTTGACAAACTTGATGCAGGTGTGACGTCACCACCACCGCTTTGCTTGTAGGTCTTCTTGGCCATCTTGAGGATGTCACCGAACTTCTTTCCCTTGTGAGCCTTCATTGTTTTCTTAACATGTGCCAACCACTTATTTGCCATTTTATTAAGAGGTGAAGAAGTTATTGTAGTCCCGCCGATTTTTCAACGAACCCCGGCGTGTCTCCAAACAGAATCCATTGACAACCATACGCAACTGCTACTTCAGGATTTATACCCTCTTTTCCAAACACAGGATCGGGCGTGACCAATGTAATTGAAGTTCTATTAAATGAAACTAGTTCAGAATAGTCCTGTGGATGCACCGCTTGACCAAATGTCAGGCGACGTAGATTTGAATCTGTCCAAGATAGATTAACTAGGTCTCCTAATTCAGTGCCTTGAATTCCACCAGAGACTATGATCAGTTTATTCACAAGTAAGTCCAATTCCATACTTTGCAAGGTTGTATATTCAGTAGGCACTAAATGACGATGAACCGTTGTCTTCAAACACTCTGCTGCCTTGTTCAAGGTCACTGTATTGGTTGTATGTGGAACAATAGAAAGAATAAAGGGAAGACGATTTGGAAACGCTTGAATTAAAGCAACACAGACTGAATCGAAGGTCCAGTAGTCGTATGCATAATCATAACCTTGGTTCATAGGATTCTTAGAAACAATTGGAATTCCATTCTCGTCTGCATAGAGATGAACTTCTAATAATCGTCTTCCAGACTGAATGACAGTAGACGCTTCTTCGTAGATACCTCCTCGCACAACGTAATCGCACAATCGTTTAGAAATTGAAGGTAGTTTTATTTCTTCATCTGTTATTTCATTCCACGCTACATATCCTACAAGTCCCAAGAGAGAAAGGGCAAGTACAGTCTCCATATATTTCTACTCGGATGTGTTTTTTGGAATTTTAAACAAGAGACCACGGAACCCATTGATTACGTCATCTGGAATTCGCTCTTTCATAGGGATTTCCATCAAACACGCTTGGTGGAAATACAAACAATACATTCCACATTCAGAATCCTTGAATTGATGACGTGTTGCATTAAAGGTCATCTTCATAGGTTTAGATTTGCCCGTAGCATCCCATTGAGACTTCCATCGTCTCATTAACTTTTTGATTTCAGGTTCAGGTTGGTGTGCATAGGAATCGAAATAGGTGATTCGTGGATACTCTAATTCAGGACGAATGTCACAAAACAGAGAAATCCAATGTTCACCTGGTCCATCGTGTGGATCTGTATTGAAGACAATACCAATCTGATCATATTTCTCTGACAGTTTTACAAGATTCATTGAACATAATGAACTCACAATACATTCATTGGTTTCCGATTTCAAATCAAAGTCAATCGGAATACAACCTACGAAAAAGTATTTAGGAAACAAGTTTGTAAAGTTCTTTTCAACACGATCAATATCGTCTGACGATAACCATTCATATCGGTTCACAGACCATTCTTTGGGTGCCTTGGGTCTTTTCATCAGCGACGTGACAATACATTCTGCAGATCCTGTTGCGCATTGATCTTGAAGACGATGTTGAATATTTATCCACATTTCTTCAGAAGTTCCTTTAGGAACTGGTGATTCCTTTGGATGTTCTTTATTATACACTACACGGAGTCGTTCAATTTCTTCAACATCCAACCAAGACATTCCTTGTTTAAAATGGAATACTATTAAGTGAAGATAGTATAATCCATACTATGGACGCTCTTAAACCAATCCTCTCTACATATGCGGATATTACCCGAAAACTTAATGAAGTCAACTCTCGTGCATCTACTCTTCGTGATGAACGCCGAACAGTTGAACTAGACTTGGCAGCATTGTACGCTACCTCTCGTGAGGAACTACCTGAGAGCATTAAATTGACTAGTTCAGGAATGGTCTTTTCTGTAAAACGTCCAAACCAGTGGAAAAAGGGTTGGACGCTCTCCAAGAAGGAACTGAAAAGTTACTTAGAAGAACTTGTGCCTCAGCAAAGTGAGGCGTTAATGGAAGAAATTATTAAACGTCAAGATGAGAAGATGGTGGAAACTGATTACGGTTTTGAGCTTAAAGTTGCGACAAAGCGGGATTGAGAGTCATTCTTAAGACTTTCTTCAATCTCCTTTAGAGTTTGCTGAATTTCTGCGAGTTGTTGTTTAGCTTCATCCAAACTTTGATGAGGAAGGAACCCTTTTTGGATACGCGAAATCATGCACACCAACGAACCATTCGTGCTCAAGAGACGGGTAGCCAAAGTATACAAAGGCTTCACCATCAATATGATATGATACTCAACAACACAATATTTTTAAATCCCATCATCTTCTCGCTGAAGGAAGTAAGCGTGAAGTTTCTCCGACATTCCACGAACACTGAATTCCAATACACCATGCCAGTTGGGTCGCAGAATAGTTCTCACATCACGGATTCCATCTAAGATTGCGTGGCGGTCTACATATCTGCGGTTCACATGAGTGCCGTGCCATAAGTGATAGACTGAACCTGAGATGCATGCAATACGAGGTTTTGGAAGACTTGAGAACTCTTTGAACGCCGGAATCAATGCAGGTTTGAGATAGGTTGTTGGAAACTTGACATCTAACCATGCGGCTGCTGAAAGTGTATCTCCACTTCCAGTGATTCCATACTCAAAGAATCCTACTTTGCGAAACCACTTGCGACGAAACGCCCACGCAAATCCTGGATGAAACTTATGATCGAATGTTTTACTACGGTTCATGTAGAGAACGGATGATCGTTCTTGCATGATTTTTGTATACGTGATGTCCATCCACACTGCAGAAGTAAAGGGTTGAACCACATCGTTTTTATTGAGGGCGTCTGAGACTTCACAATACCAGTGAGGATTGCCAAAAATTACGTCAGCATCCAAGAACAACACTTTGGAAAACCACCATGGAATCTTGGATTCTAGAATGGTACAAAGATTCTCCTTGTGAAAGAGGATGGATTTACTCCAGACATGAAATGCATCTGCAAGTTCAGGTTCTTGCTTATCAAACACCAGTTCCAAAGTGTAATAGGGAATACCTGCAAGTTTGAGTTTTTCAATCGTGTAGAAGTAGTTCATCACCATCCGTTTGGACTTTGCAGGGTTGAAGAAGACAAGTCCGACTGCCATATCACGTTTCCACGGAGTATTATAGCGAACATTTGAGAGTTCAATCGGTTTAGCGACTTCTTGTTTAGGTAACGGATCTGGTTCTTCTGTGTATGCCATGGACTGAGCGCTTCCCATTGTGTAGAAAAACGGATAAAAGATTGGATAGAAACTACAATCTATAATGACCGATGTCTACTCACCTTACAATGCACGCAATCGATTCTTTACAGAGAAGGATATCCACCGTATCTTACATCGCCATGGTTTGCCTCATTATCGCGTCTCAAATCCCAGAGTCTTTCAAACCTCAATGGTTCATACAACCTATGTCAAACGATCTGAATATACTACACCCGATGGACGACCGGCGTCTCTTGCTCCGTGTCCCTCTGGTGTCATGCCCCTCCAAGATGAATCCTATGAATGTCTCGAATTTGAAGGAGACTCAGTCCTTGGAGTGTGTGTTGCAACCTATCTACGACGAAAATACCCTGACAAGAAGCAGGGTTTTCTCACAGACGCTCGCAAGGAACTTGTTAACAACGAGCGAATCGGCGCCTTATGTCAAAAAGTTGGACTTGATACATTCTATGTCATTTCTAGGCACAACGAGGAGTCTGTGGCTATTAATGGACGACGAAACATACAAAAACTGGGAGACATATTTGAAGCTTTTATTGGCGCGCTATGGACGGATTGCGGAAACCGATTCAATATTGTCTATTCATTCGTCACCAACGTTCTGGAAGCCTATTTGGACATCCAGGATGTTGTCACTACTATCACCAACTACAAGGATATCTTTCAGAAGTATTGTCAGCGTGAGTTTGGAACAACTCCTACGTATACTATGATAGAATCCAATGATGCACTGATTCGGGTCACAATTGTTCTCAAAGGAAAAACGTTAAAAGAAACGGGTGAAGGAACCACTCGTAAGAAAGCAGAACAAATGGCAGCAAAACAAGCGCTTGAAGGATTTGGAGTTACTTTCTCTTCTGGGTAATGACTCTAGCATTACGTCCACATTTGAATCGTTTGAGTGTTCGCCCTTGTGTCCATAATACAGATTTAACACAGACCGCGATGGGTCCTTTTTCATTGCGAAAGGTCTTTCCCACTTTCTTAATACATTTGCAAAACCTTCTTGTTTGATTAAGTCTTGCCATTGTGTCAAACTCAGAAGAATATATCCTCGCAAAGAATAAACATAATGGGCGGTGGTCTTCTACAACTCGTTGCATATGGTGCTCAGGACGCTTATATCACTGGAAATCCTCACATTACCTTCTGGAAGGTCCTCTACAAGCGTCATACGAACTTTGCCATGGAGGCGTTCCGTGTGAACTTCACGGGTGCCCCTCAGTATGGTCAACGTGTCGTTGCTGTCATCAACCGCAATGCGGACTTGATGTACAAGACCTATTTGGAGGTCGTTTTACCAGACACTCGAACAACTGCTACAAATGCAAACTTTGATGTCTTGTGGACACAAGGAGGTCAACGCCGTCTAGGGTATCTTCTTCTCAAGAAGATTGAAGTAGAAATTGGTGGACAGGTCATTGATACTCATTATGGCGAGTGGCTCTATTTATGGGAGAATTTAACATCCAATGTTGATAACTCCACTAAGTTGGATGCAATGACTGGTGGACAACAAGGTGGTGTTGTTTCTAGTAACACATCTTGCGGTGGTCGCCCATCAGTACTATACATTCCTCTTCAATTCTGGTTCTGCAGAAATCCAGGTCTTGCATTGCCATTGATTGCCCTCCAATATCACGAGGTTAGAATCAATGTTACATTGTCTCCTTCAACAGATCTTGTAACTAAGGGTTCATTTAACTCAGTGTCTGCTGCAGCTGCTGCATTACCTCAGTTGAGGGACATGTCACTCTATGTAGATTACGTCTACCTAGATGTCGATGAGCGTCGCCGATTTGCTCAACAGTCACATGAGTATTTGATTGATCAACTTCAGTTTGGTCTTCAACAGACACTCACAACTGCAAATGCTCGTATTGACTTGACATTGAATCACCCTGTTAAGGAGTTGGTGTGGGTCTTTCAGGACGCTCGTAAGACTGATTGCGGATCTACAACAACTATTAGTGCTGGTTACACACAACCCTTCAGTTACGATGATATTGCAGACCGATGCCGTCTACAAATCAACGGTCAGGACCGATTTGATGAGCGATATGGCGACTATTTCTGGAAGGTTCAACCTTACCAACACCACTCAGGTGGAGGTTTCTGGCCTGCTCGCAATGAGTCAGTTTCCGTCACTGGAACGCCAAATGCATTTACATTCACTTCTAGATTTACATTGACTGCAATTAGTAATACAGTACACCCTTTTAGTGGATTAGTTGGAACTCTTGTTGCAGGAATGACTGTAACGGGCGCTGGAATCACTGGAACCAATACTATTTCGAGTGTTTCATTTACAACTGCTAATACTGGTAATATTACGTTTGCAGAGACATTTACCGCAACTGCAACACTTTACGTTGCTACAACTTCATCTGCAGATGATACCCTATTTACATCCAGTGCTACTCTTGCTTCAACCTACCAACCAGCAAACCCAATCAACGTGTATTCATTTGCACTCCAACCTGAAGAGCACCAACCATCTGGAACATGTAACTTCTCACGTATAGATACAACCACCCTTGTGTTTGATAGCATAACCAGTGGAGCAGCAGGAACATTCCCATCCAAGGCGTTCCCTTATAACTTCAGAATGTATGCAGTGAACTACAACATCTTCCGAGTCATGTCCGGAATGGGTGGACTCGCCTACAGCAACTAAACACTAAATCACTAAGTATAATGATCAAGTTGATAGTCGTTTGCTTAGTTCTTTGTATTGCTTGGATCTTGATGAATCCTAAAACAAGTTTCCGAAAAGAGGAACCCACTACACGTTTGTATTCGGAAGGCACCCGTGAAGTCCTAAGGTCTGTTGGATCATTATCGGCGCCAGATGACCCTTCCCAGGACATTTTACGTGGTCATGACCAAGGATATGACCGATTTCGTGTGAGATAACGTACTGACGATATCCATTCAAATCTTGACCGCTCTTTGCAGACCCATGTTTCCAATTCTCTACATTGATTCTCATTTGCTTTCCTCCTAACTCTGCACAAGACAAGGTGTCATCACACCCTGCCTTGCGAAGACCTACTTTAGAACTAAGATGAATCACAACTTGCGGATTCCTCTTCACTTGAAAAAAACGATACCCTTTAGATTCCCACCCATTTGGATCTGCTAAACAGATTGCTACATCGGTTGCAAACTCTTTCAAAGAAAAATCCACATCTGAATCTACGACCACGCTATAGGTGATACGCTTCATTGATTTCAAGTGTGATTTTTAATCAACTGCAGAATCAACCTCCAGATGCTTCATCAAGGTATTCATAATTAACGCTTTAGTAGAATGCTTCATACCTGTATGTTCTAATACAGATCCTATCCATCCACCATCTTGCCACATGAATTCAATCAATATTTCAACTTCTTCAGTTTGCGTTAATCGTATCAACCATCTATGAAACTCTTTTGTGATTTCATACTTCATATCGGGAAAGTTGAGTTCAGTTAGTGCTTTAGAAACAGTTTGGTCCATTGTATATGGTTTCTATTGTCATCAAAAAAATAATTCCATTTTAAATAGTAAATGTATTTCCTATTTGAAGCAGTTCTTGTTGGTTTGTTGTTATTGCCTGTCTTCTGGGTCACTGAAAAAGCGGGATTCTCCAAGTGGATCACGGTGTTTCTCGCAGGTGCATTGTTCCATATCACTGCAGAGTTGACTGGAATCAACAAAGCCTATGTTCTAACAAAACACTAGAGAGTTCATCATAGGTTCCATAACCATATCCACATAAATGCCCTACAAATCGGTCACGTTTTGCTTGTAAATACTCAGTTCCTTCAATTATTTTTTCAAAGAGAACGAATGCATCCACTATTGAAACATAAATTGGTTTAATATCGGTCCAATGATTGTGAGGTAAAATGTCATGAATACGTTTGAGTGAGTCATCATCAAATGGTACACTCAACTGGATGAGTTTGTCTAACAGATTGATTGAGATTGTTTTAGATTTATACGCCATTGTGTTTAAGAATTACTTATTTGGCAAACTCAAATCTGTTTTAAAAGATGTCTCGCAACATGTTCGACTACATTGACATTCACTGAATTTCCTAGTTGACGATATGCGATGGCATCTTTTTCAGGTAGAACATGCTCTTCTGGGAAACTTTGAAGACGAGCGCACTCGCGAGGTGTAATGTATCTTGCTTTGGATCCTACAATTGAAGTTTGAACAATCGCAACTAACGTTGGAAAGTCAGTTGCATTCTTGACTCGGATTCCAGATTGTCGTAATTGAATGTAGTGATTGTCAAGAACCTTATCGGTCGGTTTCATAACACCTGCTTGCCATTCAAGTTTCGCATAGACCTTGCGTTTTTCAAGAACCTCTTTGTGTTTTTCCATCCACGCATCCCAGATAGGTTTATGTGCTTCGTAGAGTTTCTTGTTCTTAGTGATGTAGGTCTTCTTCCACTTTGCAATTCCTTCAGCATCTGGGTCTTCTTTGAAATACTCAAGAATGATTGGGACACCTAGAGCAGTTCCTGCTAGAACTGGAATCATTTCATCCCATGCTTCACAGACTTGTTTGAATTCAGGTTTGATATTGTATTTTGTTTCAACTTTCTTGTCTAAGATGACGACCTTTTCCTTCACAGGTTCAGGTGGAAGTGTGATTAAACCGATATCCTTTCGTACTCCCATGAAATAGACACGTTCACGTTTCTGAGGAACTCCAAACATGTGTGGACTTAGAACTACATGCTTCATATCGTATCCAAGATCATCAAAGACTTTTAGAATAGTTTCAAAGACAGCACCTTTCTGAACCTTGAGAATATGCTTAACGTTCTCAAGTAGTAAGTATCGTGGTCTCTTTGCCTCTACGATTCTTGCAATTTGATAGAAGAGTGTTCCTCGTGTATCTTCAAGTGCACCTCTGCGTCCTGCGTTTGAGAAGGGTTGACAAGGAAATCCTCCACAGAGAACATCGTGGTCGGGAATGTCTTCTGTTTTCAATTGATAGATATCACCGAACGGTCTCATTCCAAAGTTGCGTTCATATGAATCTTGACAGTTCTTATCAATATCAGATGCAAGTACACATTCACCTCCTAAATTCTCTAACGCACGATGAAATCCACCCATTCCACAGAAAAGGTCTACAAATTTGAAAGGCATGTAAAAAGAGTTGTATTAAAGAAGTGAATATCCATTTTGAAGTTAAGCGAGGTTTGGTAAGTGTGATTCGTGAACTTGAAACTGCATAGAACTTGAATGAAGATTTCCCTTACCGCGAATCTCAACACGGTAGTTCTTCAATACTCCACCTTCTTCTACTACGAGTTTGTAAAACATCTTTGCACATCCTCCAGTGTAAAGACTTTCATTTTCAGTAAAGGATATAAACCTTGCAGAATCAGGACCTAGTTGTTTGAGTGAGACTCCATCAAATTCCCAAATCTTCACAGGACAGTCTAGACAGAAGAGATGTTTCATTAGTTGATTTGGAATGTTTTCATCCAATGAAATGACCTCTCGTATTGCACTAAAGTATGGATTATTACGATCATAAAATAGTGCATTGACTTGATTTCTATTCTCATTTAAGTGTTTAGGAAATCCATTCTCAGTAAGAAACTCCTTGCGAATTCTCTTAACTCGATTACCTGTATCCTTTTGCATCATGCTCTCCACACTAAAGTTAGTCTTTGTAGCGTTAGTGGTTGCTTTTATTGAGATGCCCATTAATCTTCCATCTTCCATCTCTAACCATATATCTCCCTTTGCTGTCTTTCGATCAACTCCTACTAATGCAGGATGGTCAAACCGTGTCTTTTCCAAAGCAATGACACGTATACAATTCTCCCATTCAGGAGATCGTAATGCATTGAATCTATCCATTAATGGTTGTAGATTCCCTTGTGTCAAGAGATTTGCTCTAAATTGTTGAAACTTTGGACAATGTAACCATGAAGGACATTGTTCAACTGTCTTTGGGTCTACTCCAGGTAGTTTAATTAATAATGCATATGCGAGTTCAAGAGGATTACAATCTGCATTTCTTCTTGGCATATTGTCTTTAGTGTCTTAGGATTTGTGTGTTCGTTTTTCAATCTTGTCTAGATTACCTCACACAGTATATCGTATGTAGGACTTACATCTAAAATTTCTGACCCGATTAAATCCATTTTCCGGATCGTCCAAAATGGAT